GTCCGAGATCTTTTTATTTGCTTCGCAGCGCTTTTATTATCAGCGCTTTGTCCGTGTCCTCGACCATCTCTATCGCCAATTCGAGCGCATAGCGTAGGCGTCGGATCTCGTCGGATGTCGCGCTAAGATCAAAATCACAGCGTTGCCGTGCCTCTTCATATCCTTTAAGATAGGCTTGCGTCACTTCTTGCTGAAGCTGTTTTAGCTGGCGCTTATACTCGGATTCTAGCATGGCATCGCTCACCATTAAAAAAGACGAAGAAGACCCCATTGCGGCGCTTTTGAACGACCAGGCAACTCAGCAGTTCCGGGCGCAACAGCAGCAGTTCCAACAGTCATTGCCCCATTATGCGCCCCAGGTCGCCGATTATGCGCCACAGCCTTATGGCTACCAACAGAGCCTTAACTCTATGCGTGATTGGCTAACGCCTTATCTCATGCAGATGGGCTTGTATCAGATGCGCCCGGTTAATTCTATGCTCAATATGGGCGATAGCATCCTGCCAGCGGATCAATTTGCGCCGTATAGCTTTCCAATAAAAAAGGCTCCGCGCTAGGGGTGAACGCGGAGCCAAAGCCAGCAAATAAGGGAGGTTTGCCTCACCTTATTTAGCAGGTGCCGTCGCCCATGTAAAGCAGGTCAAGACGTCGCGTTATCTCTTGCTCGGTCATTATGGGGTGTTCGGTTGCCGTGGGGTCCACCTTGCGCCAGAACAGCCACAAAGGCACGTTAACCTGGTAGCAGGGCAGATCCCTAGGCACGTCGGGGATTGTGGCCTGTATGGCCTCATATTGCTCGTTAAAGTAGTTTGTCATTTGTCGCTCATTTGTATCTTAAAGGCTACACATTTGCGAAATATGTAGCACAGATAAGTCATTTAACACCCAATAGAATCTCTATTATCGCTATTATTATAACCGACATTACGCCCTGGTTTTCTATATTCTTTCCCATCTAATCTCGCCTGGTAACAGCGCTCCCCATGTATGACTGTAGTATGATCGCGCTTTAACACGCGCCCGATTTGCGGATAGCTGGCGCTCGTTTCCCGTCGCGCCCGCCAATAGATTCTATAGCGTGTCCATAGGATGTCTTGCCGCCGGCTATAGCTTAAGACCTGCTCCGGCGAGAGGTTACTGTCCAGCGCTTCTTCCAATAAGATTTGTTTTACTTTCTTCATTAGGCTTTCCCCTTAGTTTTTTTAGTTTTGACATTGTTTTAAACGTGCGCGATAGCCCGCTACTGGCCGTCGCCTTATCGCCGGTCAATGATTCGGTTTCTTTTATTGCGGCGTCGATGGCTGCATACCATCCAGCCTCAAAAAATAAATATCTTTGATCGTCGGTCATTTGCGCGCCTCAATCTCTTTTTTGATTAGGCTATGCCGGAATGTATCCGACTCATAGTTGAGCATTATCTCTAACGCGCGCGTCGAAAGTAGATAGAGCATCTGTTGGAAGTCATAATATTCGGCCATGCGTGACATGTTACACCCCTATTAATAGCAAGATTAAAGTTCCAAAGAACGCCGCGCCCATGACAAGAGGCGTGATCGTTAAGAATAGCTCGGTTAGCGTTTCCATTACGACCCTATAAGATAGAGTAAAATCAGCGCAATGGCCGGAATTAATAGGCTGGCGCATGTTGCCAGCCCTATGACGTATAGTGCTTGTTTCATTCGCTAGCATCCTCTTCACATGCCTCGATCAACGCGTCGCTGTTTAAGAGCGCGTCTTCAACGCGTCTGTATAACCAATGCGCTTGATCTAAATTGAGGTTGCTACCGTCAGCCTCACTCGAATGAATGACAATCGCCGTCACGTCTATGTCGTCGATATATGGCTCGAATATTCCGACGTCCGGTTCAGCGGGTCGTATCTTATATGATACGTCCGCTTCGCCCGCCGCATAGACGGCATAGCGTGGTAGTATTGATAGCTCGTCAAAGTAGTAAGTGAAGGTATTCATGCTGCTAAATCCTTTACAATTGCCCCGCGTGGAAACGTGATGCCGTCGTAGTATGGGAACTCGACCGCGCCATGTTCGGCGCAAGCGCTCTCATATCCTTCGGGGGATCTGCCATGACGACAGACAAACCATTCACCTTTGCGCTGGAACACGCCAAAGCCTAATCCGAATTGACTACCCGCCTGACACATCTTGCGTTTAGTTGTTACAGTCCGCCAGCCGCCGCTGTTGAGCGTGACAGTATCAGCATCCCATTTGACAATCTCAGTTTGAATGTAAGTTACACCGCCGCTTGTAGCATCGCTATGCCATGTTGTTCGATAGTTCGATAGTTTGCTCATATGTGGCATAATCTTTCCCCTTATCTGAATAGAATGAATGGTGACGCTACTGTCATCAGCGCCAGCATGATGAGGCCGAAGCCGATGGCTACAGATTCAAAAAACTCGGTTAGTGGCATTGTTTTTCCCCCTCGTTTGTGTGTAAGAGAATATCTAGCGCAATTATTCACAGATGTAAAGTATTTTCTTGCATAAATTTTCACTTTTGTTTTTATGGGTGATTTTCCTGGGTTGTTTGGGTTGTGGCATGGTCGTCTGATGGGCTATAAGCCAAGCCCATATAATGCCCAAAATTCATAGCTTTGGGTTGTTTGTGTTATTATTATATTTATAAATATAAAAAATATATAATAATTGATATAAGTCAAATGAGCCGTGAATGTGCGACGCACGTAGAAAAGTCATTCAGCGACTTAAAACCTATCACCCAAACAACCCATAACACCCAACAATCACCCAACTCTTGTTGACATTTGACTTAACATTTTACTTTAAGTTTACATTCTAAGTTAAGTTGACATTTGTTTACATTAAGCTGGTAGTTGACATTGGTTGACATTTGGGAGAGAGGGGGGCTGGGCCTTGACCATCCCTTAAAGGTTTACGAAGGGACTGCACGAAATTTTTTTTATTTGCTAAAAAGCACCCCGTCATATATTTTGTTGCAATGACATTCCAATCGCTACCTTATGAGCCGCGCAAGATCGAAGCGACGGAGCAACGGCTCGGTCAGATCTATGAAGCGGCGCGGCGGGGGTTAAAAGGCGACGCACTAGCGTTGGCCTGTGATATGATGCCAGTCGAATATCGTCGGCTAATACAACTCGATCCGGTCGCGGAGTATTACGAAACCAAAGGCCGCGCTGACGGCGAGATGGAGATGGCGAGCGTTTTAAGAGACGCGGCGCTGGCAGGCGATGCTAAGGCGGCGCTTGATATTCTAAAGCATGTGCATGGCTGGGTAGCCAAGCAGGCGGTCAGCGTCGAGGTCAACCAAACGATCTCTATTACGGCGGCGTTACAAGAGGCGCAGCAACGGGTCATTGAAGGGCAGATAATAGATGCAAGTGCCAATATACTCCCCGGAGGAGGAACAGCGTCTTATGGCGACCTTATGGTCGCCGCAGATCAAGAACGATCCGCTGTCGTTCGTGAGGCTGGCGTTCCCGTGGGGGAAGCCAGGGACGCCTCTTGAGCATTTTGAGGGGCCGCGTCGATGGCAGCTAGAGGTCTTGGTTGAGCTGCGCGAACACATCAAAGCAAACGGCGGTCGGATAGACTTTGAGACTTTTAGGATGGCGACGTCTTCAGGGCGTGGCATCGGTAAATCTGCCTTAGTCTCATGGTTAGTGATCTGGATGCTGACCACACGGATCGGCTCGACGACCATCGTGTCGGCTAACTCTGAGGCGCAGCTCCGCAGCGTCACCTGGGCCGAGATTACGAAGTGGCTGAGTATGTCACTTCACAGTCATTGGTTCGAGGTATCAGCAACGCGCGTGCTACCAGCTAAATGGATCTCGGAACTGGTCGAGCGCGACCTGAAGATGGGCACAAGATACTGGGGCGTTGAGGGGCGGCTGTGGTCGGCTGAGAATCCAGACAGCTACGCGGGGGTGCATAACTTCGCGGGCGTGATGCTGGTGTTTGATGAGGCGAGCGGTATTGATGATACGATATGGGCAGTGGCAGCGGGCTTTTTTACGGAAAATACCCCTAATAGGTTTTGGTTGTGCTTTAGCAACCCCCGTCGTAACTCTGGTTACTTTTATGAGTGTTTTAACTCCAAACGAGACTTTTGGAGAAATAAAATTGTCGATGCCAGATCTGTCGAAGGGACAGATAAGGCCGTCTACCAACAGATCATTGACGAGTATGGACCAGACTCAACCCAAGCGCACGTCGAGGTCTATGGACAATTCCCTAACGCCTCGGACGATCAGTTTATCCCCAATTCACTGGTCGATGACGCAATGGAGAGAGCGCGATGGCTCGACCAGACTGCGCCCATTGTCATCGGAGTAGACCCGGCTCGCTTTGGGGCTGACGCGACTGTCATCGCCGTAAGGCAAGGCCGCGATATGGTAGCTATCAAACGGTATCGTGGCGACGACACGATGGAGGTCGTGGGGCGCGTAATCGACGTGATAGAGGAATATAAGCCTGCGCTGGTCGTGATCGACGAAGGCGGACTCGGCGCGGGGATCGTGGACCGGCTGAAGGAGCAACGCTACAAGGTGCGAGGCGTGAACTTCGGCAATAAGAGCAACAAGCCCATCATGTATGGTAATAAGCGTGCAGAGATGTGGGGGACAATGAAGGAATGGCTGAAGAGCGCGAGCATACCAAAGGACAGGTATTTGAAGTCGGACCTGACTGGACCGATGATGAAGCCGGACTCGAAAGGGACGATCTTCTTGGAGTCGAAGAAGGACATGAAGTCGAGGGGGCTAGCCTCCCCAGACGCTGCGGACGCGATAGCCGTTACTTTCGCTTTCCCCGTCGCACACCGCGAGGCGCGCGTTGACCAGACACGGCGTATCAGCTATGGTCAAGGCTCCGCATCATCTGGATGGATGGCCTCTTGATGGCTAAGAAATCTGTATCTTTAGCTGTAGGTCGTGGCGAGAAGCTATCGACAAAATCGGGCGCTGGTCTGACTGCTAAAGGTCGTGCTAAGTATAATGCTGCTACGGGCAGCAAGTTAAAGGCTCCGGCACCTAATCCTAAGACTGAGGCTGATAAAGGTCGTAAGGCTAGTTTTTGTGCGCGTATGGGCGGCGTCGTCGCTAAATCGAAGAACGCTGACCGCGCTAAAGCTAGTATGAAAAGGTGGAACTGTGGCAAACACTAAGCCTATTGGCGTCGCCTATGAGGATCAAAACATCATCGGCGCGACGACCGTGCAGGCCGCTAATATCTTGACGACTGGTCAGATTGGCTACGCAGCAGGCGCTTATGGCACTGTAACGCAGCAAAACAATAAAACGACCGGCGTGACAGTCAATTCCTCGTCAGGACAGATCACAACGGCTAACTCGCAGCTTGCGCCAAGCGCCCAAGCGGTGTTCACAGTAACAAACTCAAGCGTGTCGTCAAAAGATGTGGTAACGTGCAGCGTATCATCGGGCGGCACGTTGGGAGCTTACAATGTATTTGTGGGCGCTATATCTGATGGGTCGTTTACGATAGTTATTAAGAACAGCACCAACAACGCATATAGCGAGTCTCTGGTGCTGAATTTTGCACTTCTTCACACGGTGACGTGATGATCGGCAACGGCAAAAAAGTCAACGCGACTAAAGGCGGTATGCCTAACGCTAAAATGGGCGCAGAGGCCGAGCGTATTCATGGCGGTAAGGGTAAGGGCGCTAAACCACCTAAACATGCGCGTAGTGCAAAGGCTGTCTATAACAACATGGGTGGCTTTGTATGCGCGACAAGTCACAATTATGGCTCACATCATGGCCGTAAAGGATCGCACCTTAAGGGTGCTGCATTACCAATAGATGGAGGCGTCAGTGCCGCTCAAGAAATCGACCAGCAAGACGAGTTTTAGAAAAAACGTAAAGGCTGAGATTGAGGCTGGTAAGCCAGT